CAAGCGGCGCTGATCGCCTACGGGTTCTCCTGCGGCGCGGCTGGGGCGGACGGAGACTTCGGCGGCGGCACCGAGGCGGCTCTGAAGAAGTTCCAGACCAAGTACAATCTTGGTGCGGACGGCATCGCCGGTAAAGGCACCTGGGGCAAGCTGCTGGGGGAGTAAGGAGGTGTGGCATGACAGTAACGAAAACGATCTCCAAGGCGGATGAGCTGCGGATGAATACCATCAGCGACGAGCAAAAGGCGGCGTGGGTGATGGGACTGGATAAGGAGATCGCAGAACGGATATGCACAGAATCTCGCGTACACGACTGGCCCACGGGGGACGGGGAGCTTCTGCTCCCTCCCCCCTATGACCGGGTATATGTGCTGTATCTGTGCAGCCAAATTGACTACTACAACAACGAAACAGCGCTGTACGGCAACGACAAAGCCGTGTATGACGAGGCGCTGGGTGAGGCGCTGGCGTGGTGGCGGCGGAACAACTGCCCTGCGTATGGCGGAAGTGTGCAGGTGATGTGATGCGAATGCCGGAATTGCCGTATGATCTGCGGCCAAACAAAGTGGATATTGTACAGATGCGCGGCATCAACTGGTCAGATGCGCTGAAAGACGGCGATTTACGGGATAGCCTGAATGTGTCTGCCAGACGGTGGCCCTATATTACCACGCGAAAAGGCCGCGTGAAAAAAGACCCCTATAAAAACGCCACGGCAATGACGGCATGGGGAAAGCTGGTCGTGGTACAGGGGACATCTCTGCTGTATGATGGGAAAAAGATCGGGACAGTGACAGCAGGGCAAAAGCAGTTCGCCGTGATCAACACGAAGATGGTGATATGGCCGGACAAGGTGTATCTGGATATTAACTCCAAAAAAATAAAGCCGCTGGCGGCGACGGTGACGGGAAGCAAAGCCAAGTTTACGAAGAATAAAATGACGGTAAGCGGGTGGACGGACCTGACAACGCTTTTCAAGGCGGGCGACGGAGTTACGCTATCCGGCTGTGTGACGCAGAGCGCGAACAATAAGGATTTTGTGATCAAAGCCGTCACTGCCAAGGAAATCACCGTGTCGGACAATACCTTTACAGAGGCGACGGAAACCAGCACAAGCATCAAGATAGAGCGAAAAATTCCGGATCTTGATTTTATCTGCGAAAGCGAAAACCGGTTATGGGGGTGCAACAGTACAACACAGACACTGTACGCCAGTGCGCTGGGAGACCCCACCAATTTTTATGTGTACGAAGGACTTTCAACGGATTCCTACACGCTGGCGGTCGGCACGGATGGAAAATTTACAGGGTGCTGCAAGCTCAGCTCTTCCGTGTTGTTTTGGAAGGAAACAAAACTGCACAAGATGCTGGGCGGCTATCCGGCAGAATATTCCATGTACACTTACGAGCTGGAAGGTCTGCAAGATGGGTGTCACAAGAGCCAGCAGGTCATTAACGACACGCTGTTTTACAAAGGGCCTCACGGGGTGTACGCCTATTCCGGCGGTACGCCCACGCTGATCAGCGAGAATTTCGGCGAGAAAGTTTTTTCGGACGCGGTGGCAGGAAACGACGGAGACAGATATTACCTGAGCGTAAAAGACGGCGACACAAGCCGCCTGATGGTGTACGAGACTAAAACAGGCATTTGGGTGCTGGAGGACGAGACAAAGGCAGTAGATTTTGCGCGGCTGGGTCGGCAGCTTTATATGCTGGACGGCAGCGGAAACATTTATCTGCTGGATGGAGAGGAAACGCCGCAGACGCAGATGTGGATGGTGCAATTTGCGCCGATGTATGAAACGCTGAACGGGAAAAAAGCGTATTCGCGGATGCTGATGCGGGTGGAATTGCCGGTGGGAAGCTATGTGATCGTCAAAATGCGCTGCGATGGGAAGCCGTGGAAGGAGTGCGGAAGACTGATCGGACGCGAGGTCAATGTGGCGCGGATGCGGTTTGCTGCAAACCGTTGCGATAAATTTGAGCTTCGGTTGGAGGGGAAAGGCCCGTGCGCGGTGCTCGGCATATCCAGAGAATTCATTTTGGGGAGTGATGTGACGTGATCGTATTTCCGGAGAGCATAAACGCTATACCAAAATCAGACCCTGAGACTGCGTTCCAAATCATCGAGGACTATATCAGGTATATGTGTCAGCGGACAGATTGGGCCATCAGTAATGTTGGCAAAACAGTCAGTGCGGCAGGCGTTTCCAGTGCCGAGATTTACATTTTGCTGACTGCGCTTCAAAACACAGTGTCCGCATTGCAGAGCACAGTGAACAGCCACAGTGCCAGTATATCTGCACTGCTGCAAAGCGTTACGACACTGAGCAATGACCAAACTGCGCTGGCTGGCCGCGTGACGGCTCTGGAGCAGCGCGTGACGGCACTGGAAAACAACAACACGGAGGGCACATAATGGATATCAGAAAAAAATACGACGATATTGGAAAGAAAAAGACCACACTGCCGTCTTTGGCAAATGCCATTGAGAAATCTTGGGGGGTCGGCCCCTACAACATTGGCAACATCAACGGCTCCCGGAGCACCACAACGCCCACGCCCAGCATTGCAGGGGCCGTTTCTGGGGCGGCACCTCGGAATTATTCAACCACGGGACCGACCGCAGCGGTTACTGGTGCGATTGCCGGCGCTATTCCGCGCACCCCGAGCGGTCTTTCCCCGGATGCTGCTCTTGCCGGGGCGATCCGTGGCGGCGCAGGCATTGCCTTCTTGCCGACGGATACCGGCAGAGGCAGTGCATCCAGCGGCGGAGCTTACGGGTCGAATCAGCAGGTAACCATCCCCACCAGCATTGACGAGCTGCCCACCTACAACAGCGAGTACATGGACACGCTGAATGAGTTGGCCAAACAGCTGATCAGCATGAATTACGATGACTGGACAAAGGGCAGTCAGTATCAGGCGTTGGCTGACCGGTACGGAAATAACGGGCGTATGAGCATGCAGGACGTTCTTGGCCAGGTGGCCAGCCGCACCGGTGGCCTTGCCTCCAGCTATGCCGCCACGGCGGCGCAGCAGCAGTACAACCAGTACATGGCACAGCTGGAGGAGGTAGCACGGCAGATGTACTCGCAGGATCGAAGCGATTTGCTGGACAACGCCAACCTGTACCGCAATCTGGCCAACGACGAATATGACCGGTACAGGGACAGCTTGGCTGATTATAACGCGCAGAAGGCAGCAGCGCAGGCAGCGGCAAGGTCGTCAGCGCAGACGAAGGCCAATTCTGCGGATTATCAATTTGATTTTACCGCAGGGACCGGGCCGCGCATCGAAAACTCCGGCAACAAGGTAAAGGCGACAGGCAGCGGCGTTGCTTCTTTTAGCGACATACAGAGAACAATAAGTGGGCGGCTGTATGCCGGGGATGCCGAGGGGGCGGCGCAGTTGGTAGAATCTGTGTGGGATGATCTTAGCCCGAAACAAAAACAGGATATTAAGAAAATGGGCTTTAACGTTTCTGATTAGGAGGCCGCATGAAGGTGACTTACGTTGGGAATACCGAACGAAACGGGAAAAAGCGAAAAGTAACATATACCGGAACGCTTGGCCCCTCTGCAGCGCAGGAAAAGCGCGGCCCAAAGGCCACATATGTCGGTGTTGATACGAGCAAAGGCTCCTCTGACGGCGTTGCATGGCATACGGACAAGGCTTCAATGCAGGCCAACAAGGAATATTTCAGCTCCAAAAAGCAAAACGACTACAATATTTCCGCCCTTGGCGCGGGGAATTATGGTGCGGACAAGCAGGCCAACGAGGGGTACAACTATGGAAAGGGCCTGCTGAAAGCGGGAGGCATGGGTCTTTCGGCTATCGCACGAGATGTGACCACGCAGCTGGCCTTTGGAGAGCGCACGGTGGCCAAGGGCTGGAACGCGCTGTTTGGAAATATCGCACCGATGAACGAGCGCGGTTTTTTCAACGCATGGGACGAGAATATCGCTCTCGAACAGGAGGGGCTGCAGCAGAAGTACGCGGAAAACACCGCCAAGGGCGGCCAGTATGCGGAGAAGGGGGAGAATCTGTTGGCGTCTGCGGTGGAGGCGCTGCCCTCGCTGGCCATCGCCTTCGCCTCCGGCGGCACCAGCGCGGCGGCAAAGGCGGGCACATTGGCAGCGCAGACGGCAGCCAAGAGTTCCCCCGCGCTGGTGCAGACGCTGAAGAATGTGGCGGCGGCACGGGCCAAGGACCCCAACTATCTCTCCAGCGCGGCGCAGATCTTTTCTCACAGCTACAACGACGCAAAGGAGG